TAGAGATGTAACGGGACTTAACGAAGCTAGAGATGCATCAACACCTAATCCAGATGCTTTGGTAGGTTTACAAAAATTAGCTGCTTTAAATTCAAATGTTGCAACTAGACACATATTAGAGGCAAATGTTCAAATAACCCAGAAGTTAGCTGAAGCATTGTCTTGTAGACTAGCAGATGTTTTAGAATATGCAGATTTCAAAGAAGAGTTTGCTATGCAAGTAGGTAAGTACAACGTATCTATATTAGATAGCATAAAAGATTTATACCTGCATGATTTTGGAGTGTTTTTAGAAGTTGCTCCTGATGAAGAACAAAAAGCACAATTAGAAGCTAATATTCAAATGGCTATGAGTCGTGATCAAATTAGTTTAGAAGATGCTATTGACATTAGGGAGATAAAGAACCTAAAGATGGCAAATGAGCTATTGAAGCTAAAAAGAAGAAAGAAACAAGAGCAAGATATCGCTAGAGAAAACCAGAAGATGGAAATGCAGGGTCAGGTAAATATGCAATCTCAACAAGCAGCTGCTCAAAATAAAATGCAATCAATACAAGCTGAAATGCAGGCTAAAATAGAGATTGAAAAGTCAGAAACGCAATTCGCTATACAAAAACTACAACAAGAAGCTATGCTCAAGAAGGAGCTTATGGCGGAAGAGTTTATGTATCAAATGCAGCTAAAAGGAGTTGATGTAGGCAGCATGCAAGAAAGGGAAGTCCAAAGAGAGCAAGCTAAATCAGCTAGGATATCAAAACAAAACACTGAACAGTCTAAGTTAATACAGCAAAGACAAAGTAAATTACCTCCTATAAATTTTGAATCTAACGAGGATAGTTTAGACGGATTTAATTTTGCTGAGTTTAACCCCAGATAAAAATCAAAAAAAGTTAGTAACTTTGTACAATTAAAATCAAATCAAATGGATAATATAAAAGTAAGAGCTCTAGATGATGCTGAAGAAAAGTCAGTAGCTGAAAGAGAAGCAGACTTGTTAAAGAAAGCAGGTCAAGGCCAAGAAGAGACAACAGTAGAGACAACAGAAGTTCCTTCAGAAACACCCGTTGTTAACGAGGAAACTAAAATTGAAGAAAAGGTAAAAGAGAAAGTAGAAGATAAACCCTCTTTAAAAGAGGAAGAAGTTCTTTCATTTATTAAAAATAGATATGGTGATGAAGTTTCGTCATTAGACGATTTTACTTCTAAACGTAAAGATACCCCAGACCTTCCTGAAGAAATAGTTAATTATTTAAACTACAAAAAGGAAACTGGAAGAGGTCTAGATGATTTCATGAGATTAACAAAAGATGTTGATGGTATGAATGAAGACCAGTTGCTGTTTGAATTTTGGAAACAACAAAAGCCTCATTTAGATTCAGATGATGTAGATTTTGAACTTAGTGAGAGATTTTCATACGATGAAGATGCAGATGATGCTTCTGATGTTCGAAAAAGAAAGATAGCAAAGAAAGAAGAACTTGCAAAAGCAAAAGAGTACTTTAACAAACTCAAGGAAACATATAAGACAAAAGTTGAGTCAACAAAGGATTTTATACCTGCCGAAGAGTTAGAGGATTTTAACGCTTACAAGAACAATAAAACAGAGTCACAACAATCACAAGCTGAGACAACTAAAAGATCGGAGTACTTTTCTGAGAAAACAAACGAGTTGTTTAATGATAAATTTGAAGGTTTCGAATTCAAGTTAAATGATAAGTCTCTAAAGTACAAACCTGCAGATTCAGAAAAACTAAAAGAGTCACAGGCAGATCTAAATAACTTCATATCTAAACATTTGACTGAGGATGGTTACTTAAAAGATGCCGCTTCGTATCATAAGTCACTTTCGTTAGCTATGCACCCGGATTCGTTTGCTAAGTTCTTTTATGAACAAGGCAAGTCAGATGCGGTAAATGACATAACTAAAGAAAGTAAAAACATTGATATGAATGGTATTCGTAACGCGACTCAATCGGTGTCTAGTGGAGGTTTTAAAGTGTCAGCAGTTAGTAGTAGTAGTGGTTCTGGATTAAGAATAAAAAGTAACAAAAATAAAAACTAATAACTAAAAACAAAAACAATGGCAGGATCATTAAACGCTGGTGGAGTTGCATTAACTCCCAGTTCGGTAAAGGCAGCTTTACCAAGCAATTATATAACAAACTTTGATTTTTTAAATCAATATTTACCTGATACTTACGAAAAAGAATTCGAAAGATACGGTAACAGAACAATCGCAGCTTTCTTACGTATGGTAGGAGCTGAAATGCCTACTAACTCAGACCTTATTAAATGGGCAGAGCAAGGTAGACTACACACAAAGTACGAAGGATGTAGTACAACAGGAGCTGATGGTGCTACTGCTGCAACTAACGTTCCTTGGATAACTGCAGGTGGTGCAGCTTGTAACTTTAGAGTAGGTCAAACACTTTTCATTTCTTTAGAAGGTGGATCAACTTCAAACAAAGCTATCGTAACAGCCGTTGGTGCTGCTACTGCTGCTGGTACAGCTGATGCTTTTGAAGTAGCTTACTACGAAGCAAATCAAGCAGTTGGAATGAACGCAGGAACAGCTACTATTTTCGTATACGGTTCTGAATTCAAAAAAGGTGCTAACGGAATGGTTGGTTCTTTAGAGTCTGAAGATGTCTTCTTATCTAACAAACCAATTATAATCAAAGACAAGTATGTTGTTTCTGGTTCTGATATGGCTCAAATTGGATGGGTTGAAGTAACTACTGAAAACGGAGCTACTGGATATCTTTGGTATTTAAAGTCTGAGCACGAAACAAGACTAAGATTTGAAGACTACTTAGAGATGTCTATGATCGAAGGTGTTGATGCCGTTGCAGGTTCAGGTGTAAAAGCTTTAGCTCCAGTTACTGGTGCTGATAGTGATTTAGGTAGCCAAGGTACTGAAGGAATGTTCGAAGCTATTGAAGATAGAGGAAATGTATGGGCAGGTGGTTATCCAACTACTTTAGCTGCATTTGATACTATAATCAAAAGGTTAGACAAGCAAGGTGCTATTCAGGAAAATGTAATCTTTGTTGATAGAAATTTCTCTTTCGCAATTGATGACATGTTAGCTGCTCAAAACTCTTACGGTGCAGGTGGTACTTCTTACGGATTGTTTGACAATGACGAAGAAATGGCACTTAACCTTGGATTCAAAGGATTCAGAAGAGGTTATGATTTTTATAAGTCAGATTGGAAATACTTAAACGATGCTACTTTAAGAGGTGGTATTAGTGGTGGAAAAGTAAGCGGTGCTTTAGTACCAGCTGGTTCTACTTCAGTATACGATCAAATCTTAGGAAAAAATGCTAAGAGACCATTCTTACACGTAAGATACAGAGCTTCTGAAACAGAAGACAGACGTTACAAAACGTGGATGACTGGTAGTGCTGGTGGTGCTGCTACTTCAGATTTAGATGCGATGGAAGTCAACTTCTTATCTGAAAGAGCTCTATGTACTATGGGTGCAAACAACTTTGTATTGTTCAAAGGATAAAAAAGACAATTATATATGGGGGCTTCGGCCCCCTATTATTTACTTAATTAAATTAAATCAAATGAAAAAACAAGTATTAAAAGACAGGATGTATAGGTTAAAGTCAGATAAGACACCTATCTCCACAATGATAAATTCAACTCACTCACCGAGTAACCCTTTATTACACTTTGATGAAGAAAAGGGAATCAACAGGGCAATGAGATATGCCAAAAACCAAAAGTCTATTTTCGAAGACGAACAAGATAAAAATGTATTAATAGAGCCTATTATATTTGAAGATGGATTCTTAAACACTAAAAGAACAGATACACTACTTCAACAATTTTTAGCTCTTCACCCTTTAAATGGAACTCTTTACGAAGAAGTAGATTTAGATCGTGATGCTGTGGATGATTTAGAGCTGCTGACCTTAGAGATAGACGCTTTAAAAGCTGCTTCGGAATTACCTTTGTCTAAATTAGAGATGATAGGTAGGGTACTAATGGGATCTAAAGTAGACAGGGTAAAAACTAATGAGCTTAAAAGAGATGTATTACTATACGCTAGAGAAGATCCAGAAGGGTTTTTAGAAATGTTAGATGACTCAGATTTAGAGCTAGAAGAATTAGTTACTAAAGCATTTGACCAGCAGTTAATTAATTTTAGAAAGCAAAAGAGAGAAATCTATTACAATCTAAAAGAAAACAAAAAAAGAATTATTACTGTTCCGTTTGGTGAAGACCATAAGCGTTCATTAATATCTTATTTCAAGACAGATGATGGGCTAGAAGTCTTAGAGCTACTTGAGAAGAAAGTAAAATAAACACTAAATAAGGGAGGCTTCAAAGCTTCCTTTTTTTTTGCTTACCTTTGTAAGATTATTAACCACTTAATTTTTTAAACAATGCAAAAGTTTTTAAGTATACCAGTTACAGGCGAGCAAAAACAATTAGTCTCAGCCAACGACATTAAATTAATAGAACAAGCTTCTACAACTACCGTAAAAATTACTTATGGCGGAGGAAAAATAACAACTATAACTCACGCAGCATCAGCTTCAGGAAGCGAAGAAATGAGAGATGCTATTCAAGACGGAGTAGTTAGCATTTTAAGCCAAAGATGGACTAATGTTTCTATTGACCTAGTAATGCCAAAAGCAGTAAGCGCAATTATAATAGCGTAATATATGGAAAAGTTTTTAAACGTACCCGTATATCTTCTAGTAACCAATGGAGGTCCTTTAACTTCCATTACTCCTACTGGAGGTTCCGAACTTCAAGTTTCTTCAGCTACATTTTTAGCAGACGTTTCTTTAGGTGACATTGTTCATAACGCAACTGCTGATGATTACTATTTAGTAATTAACATAGCTAGTAATACTCAGTTAGATTTAACACCTTTAGGAGGTGCGGCAGCTAATATACCAGCTTCTCAACAAGTTTACATTCATTCAGGTAGCTCTTACAATAATCAACTAGTTTCCATAGGTGACGTAGGATTAATAGAGCAACTTAGCACAAGCACAACTACCATTGCTTATGATGGACCTAGCGCAACTGATTTGATAACTTTAGTTCACACGCCAGTAGCTTCTGGAAGTGAGGCAATGAGAGATCAAGTACAAGAGCAAATGGAAGCCGCTTTAATAACTTCATGGACTAATGTGGCTCCAGAGGCAGTTTTCTTGAATCAAAAAGTTATTGGAATTAGCATAGGCTAACTATAAACCAAAACAATTACTATAAGAGTCTCCAAGTGGGGCTCTTTTTTTTTGCTTATCTTTGTGACAAATAGCTTTCGATGATCAACGAGGTAAGAAATACCGTACTATCCATACTAAACAAGAACAACAACGGGTACTTAACACCAGAAGAATTTAATTTATTTGCAAACCAAGCACAACTAGAGGTATTTGAAGGATACTTTTTTAGCCTAGCTAATTGGACTAAGAAGCAAAACCAAAGAATGTCAGGAGAGTCTTATGCTGATATTGTAAAAGAAATGAGAGAGGTTTTAGACACCTTTTCAGTTTCTAGTGCTTTAACTCATGTAGCAACTGGTTCATTTACATTACCTAACGATTGGTATACTCTACTAAAACTAGAAGTAGTTCCTGCAGGACCTCCAAAAACTTATACAGAAATAGAAAGAGTATCTCAATATAAAATAGGTAAATTACTTTCTTCTAATTTAACAGCTCCTAATACTTCTTATCCAGCTTATGTAGTTGGTCCAGCTCCGATTACTAGTCCTATTAGCCCAGCGGCAAATGCGGTTCAAGTATATCCAGAGTCTATTACTTCAGATGTTTTATTGACTTATGTTAGATATCCTCAAACTCCAGCTTGGACATATAATTCTATTGGTGCTGATGGTGATCCTGTATTTGACCCTACTAGTGCTTCTTACCAAGACTTTGAGTTACCGCTTTCAGATGCTATAGATATTACTATTAAGATATGTGAATATGCTGGAATAAGTATCAGAGAACAAGAAGTAGTAAACTTTGAAAAAAGCGAAGAAATCCTACAAATTAAAACTGAATCTTAATGGCCTATATAACTGATAGAAAATATTACACTAATGATGATGTTGTTCCTAAGAATATAAACTGGGGAGATTACCAGTATGTATCACTAGCCGACATAGTAAATAACTTTGAGCTAATGTATTCAGGAGATGATAAATTAGTAAGCAACACTACTAGGTATAATATATTATTTCATGCCAAAAGAGGTATACAAGAGATTAACTACGATGCGTTAAAGAATATAAAAATATTAGAGTTACAAGTAAGTGATGACTTAAAATATATATTACCTTCTGACTATGTAAACTATGTGAGAATATCTCTTTATGAAAATGGAGTTTTATTTCCTTTAATAGAAAACTTTCAAACTAATTTTTCTTCAGCTTATCTACAGGATCAAGATACCGAAATACTATTTGACATAAATGGAAATGCACTAAGACCTGAAAACTCCACTATAGATTTACAAAGAATAAAAGGCACTAGACCTACACTATATTTAAATACAGGACACCCATATCATAATAAAGAAGGTTATTGTTGTGATGGGGAATGGTATTTTGGTTTTTCAGTAGGAGGTCATTACGGAATGAATACGTCACTAGCTAATCAAAATCCTAATTTCAGAATAGATAAAGCTGGTGGTGTAATTAACTTTAGTTCAGAAATGGGTAATAAGTTAGTGGTCTTAGAATACATATCAGACGGTATGGAAAATGGAGACGATAATCAAATAGTTATAAATAAACTAGCAGAAGACTACTTATATACTTATATTAGATGGGCGATTTTAGAAAACAAAATAAACGTTCAAGAGTACATTATAACTAGAGCTAGAAAAGAAAAAACTGCTAAACTTAGAAACGCCAAAATTAGATTAAGCAACTTGCAACCTGGAAGACTTTTAATGCCTTTAAGAGGAAGAGCTAAATGGATTAAATGAAATTAACAAGAACATTCACCAAGGGGATAATGAATAAGGACCTCGATGAGCGCCTTATACCCCCTGGAGTATATAGAGACGGACAAAACATAGGTGTATCAACATCTGAGAACTCAAGTGTGGGGTCTGTTCAAAATATGCTTGGTAATACCCAGGTTGGTGGTGATTTAAGTTATTTAAGTTCTGCTGCTAAAACTATAGGAGCTATTGAAAATCCAGCTGCTGAAGAATTCTATTGGTTTGTTAAGGATACTAACTTTGATTATATATTAAGATACAACGAGTCGGCTAATTCTACTGCAATAATCCTTAAAGATACTGCTGGAAGAGTTCTAAAGTTTGATTCTGAATACGTAATAACTGGAGTAAATATTATTGGAGACTTACTTTTTTGGACAGACAATCTAAACCCACCTAGAAGAGTAAATATACTTAAGTATTATGCTGCTAACGCATTTACCGAAGATGACATATCTGTTATTCTTAAACCACCTTTAAATCCCCCTTCATTAACTCTTGAAAACACAACAGGGTCATTGGTTCCAGCAAAATTAACAAATGAATTAAACAATATTAGTGAAAAGTATATAAGATTTGCTTATAGATGGAGATACGAAAACAATGAGTATAGTTCTTTATCACCTTTCTCAGCAACAGCATTTGCACCAACTGAATTTTCGGTTAATTATTCGGAAGATGTATTTACTTCTATGCAAAATGGATTTAATCAGGTTAAAGTAAATATAGATACGGGAGATTCTCAAGTAACAGATGTACAGCTTTTGTTTTTTGATGAGTTTACTGGGTCAGTTTATGTGATTGAGACCTTTGATAAAAAATTAAATAATTGGCTTAGTAATAGCAATTCAGATGTAACATTTAATAATAACAAAATATATTCTATACTTAGTGCTGACGAAGTAACTAGACTGTTTGACAATGTTCCAAGAAAAGCACAGTCACAAGAAATAATTGGAAGCAGACTTGTTTATGGTAATTACACTCAAGGATACAATATACATGACTCTTTAGGTGATAATATAGCAATTGACTTTAACTTAATTGTAGGATCTAGACAAGGGAGCCGTTTTGGACCGGGGACACCTAGTTTTAAAAGTGACCGAAATTATGAAGTTGGTATAGTTTACTTAGATGATTATGGGAGAATGTCTACGGTTCTAACTCCTAATGTTTCTAATCCTAATGGACCACAACCAGGGCAATCTAATACAGCCTATATATCTCCTGATAATTCAACTACAATTAACGATTTAAGAGTTTATATATACAATAGACCACCGGAGTTTGCAAGTAAATACAGGATATATTTAAAACAATCTGTTACTGATAATTATTCTACTATTTTTCCTACAATATTTTACAGAGATGGATCGGATTATTATTTTATGATTGATAGATCTGAGGTAAATAAAGTTGATGTAGGCTCTTTTATATACATGAAACAGGTAAATGGAATAGCTACTAATTCAAATCAGCAATACAAAGTAATAGAAGTAGAAGTAAAGCCAGATGATTTTTTAGGAAATGAAGAGTTTGGCGGATTGTATTTTATGATATCGGACACAGGTGGAGATATAATTTCAGATGTATTTGATGCTAAATATGTAGGTACGGGATTAGCTGGAGCAAAACTTAATGGAAAACATAGTTTACGTAGACAATATATAATAGATCAGGGAACATTTTCTAGAGCAGGAAGTACATTTAATGGAGAAAGAAATGCAATTGGACAAATAGACATCCCTGTTTTTTACGGTTCATCCACTACTAATAACCGAATAACTCTGATGGCACCAACTCCTTCAGGTAAAATAACTCCATTTGACACACCTGCTAATAGAGATGCTAGAATAAAGATAACTATTACTGAAAATGAAACTTTTAAGGTAGAAAACTTTAATGATGGCATTTATGAGTTGTGGTATGAAAATATTGATCTCTCACTTTACTATAATTCACCTTATTTAATAAACAACCCTCCAACTTCAGTGGGTGTTCCTGCTCCGAATCCTGCGTATGATTTATTAATATATTTAAGATTTAGTAAAGGACCTGGATATGCTTTAAAAGATTACTTCATAATAAATGTTCATTCTAGGTTTGGATTAACAAATTTTGGAGTTAAGACCAGCCCCACAGGGTCTTATAATAATTCGAACACAGGTCAGTTTGGGTCTATATATTCTCAAGGAGATCCTGCAGCAGGGGATGCTATATCCGTTATTACTGGTGGTGGAGGTCACGAAGGATACGCACAACAAGTTTTGTCAAATGCTCCAACTCAAATCCCTCTTAGAGCTAATGGTACAAGAGACTACCCAGCTTTAGACAAAAGAATAGCAACAGGAGCTTTAATTGAAATGAATATTACAGAAAATTTATATGCTGGTGGAACTCTAACGTCTACAAAGACTAGCATGAATAGATTTTTTTCAAATAATAATTACCTAAATATAGAAGAGTGGTTTTATCAAGAAGATATATGGCAAAGTTTTAGGCACGTAAATTGTCAAGATACCAATGATAATCACAGAGGAAAAAGAATATTTTTTAGAAGAGTTTCACAAGATTCAGGGTCTTTAAACACAAGTGGATTACAAAGAACTGATCAAACTGGTCAAAGCGATGACTTGAACGATACTTTTTTACAAGCTTTGTCAAGCGGTCCAAATGGAGCTCCTTATCTAAACAGTAGTGGTAATTGGCAAAGTTGGGCGCAGCTAATTGCTTTTGATTATCCTGTTGCAGCTTTTATTAGATCTAGTCAAGTAAAGGGACAGACGGCTTCTGGTAGTAGTAGTGCGGTGGGAGATGACAGTTATAAAGTGATGGAGCTAAGTTGTGAATTTAATATCGTACAAAATGAAAAGGGATCACCTATTTTTGAAACCAAACCTACTGAAGTAGATACTGGAATTTTTTATGAAATGCCTTATACGTTTAACATTGATAAAGTGAACAATGCTCATATAGCAAACCAACAGAGTCAATATAATGGAAACCCTGCAATAGTAAGTTTAAATCAAAACTCATATAATATTGGGGACTTCACAACTACTCAATCACAAAATTCTGCTTTTAACTGTTTCTCTTTTGGAAATGGAGTGGAAGCAACTAGAATAAAAGGGCAGTTTAATTCTGCATTTTTAAGATATAGCCCAAGAGTAAGCACAAATATAGAAAATTACAGGGAAGAACATTTAACAGCCAGTTTAACATATAGTGGTGTGTTTACAGAATATACTAACGTTAATAATCTTAATGAGTTTAATCTATCACTGGCAAACTTTAAAGATGTAAATAAAGAATACGGACCCATTCAGAAATTATATTCTCGTGATACGGATTTAGTTTTATTTCAGGAAGATAAAGTGTCTAGAGTATTATTTGGAAAAAACTTACTATCTGATTCTATAGGTGGGGGGAGTGTGGCCTCTATACCACAAGTACTAGGTACTCAAATAACTTACACTGGTGAATATGGAATTAGTGAAAATCCAGAAAGTTTTGCTAGTTGGGGTAACAACATGTATTTTACAGACTCTAAAAGAGGAGCTGTATTACAGTTAGGTTTAAATGGCATTTTCGAGATATCTAATTTAGGAATGAATAACTATTTTAAGGATTTATTTAGAAGCAACTTAAATACACAAAAACTAGGGGCTATGGACCCACATAAAGAACAGTATGTCTTATCTTCTAACACTACTCCAGCGCCACCATGCAACTTTTCTTTTTCTGCTAATTTTGTTCCTCAAATAGGTAAAAACGGGTCTACAGAAACATTAGAAATAACATCTAGTAAAGCTTGGACCATAACAGCAATAGACACTGGGAGCGGAGTGAATTGGATAACTTTTAATGGTTCAAGTCCGTCTTACGGTAATTCTAGAAGTGAAATAGTTACTTTGGTTTTTCAAGCTAATCCAAGTACATCAAATAGATTTTTTCAGTTACAAATTGCTGGATGTGGATCATCAACAACTAATATAGACTTTACTCAATCTGGACAAGGTAAGTTGACTACAGGGGTAATAGGGGTAGGAAATACAAACAAATCGGGTAGAGTAGCTATTTCTTCAAATGCAAATAGACAAACAGGAAGCTTGACTTATGACTTTACATCAAATACATCTGGTGCGTTTGCTTCAATTGATCAACAGATGCTAGATGATTCCGAAGCCTTTATTAGTGGAAGTACAACTGGAATAGAAGGTTTTGGTCGTAATCCATCCACAGGAGACAACGTGACTTTAACAGCTTCTAGATTAGGAGCAGTTGACAGAGATGCTTTTGATCCATCATTAGGTACTAAAATGTACTATTTGCTTACCAATACTGAATACTTACAAAGTCAAGTTGATGAAATAATAGCTAACCCTAGTACTGTTGAGCTAACCCCTGTATTAACAGGAAACAATTGGACTGGTACTATATCTAATTTTTCAAGATCAGGTTTTGACCACTTTTATACTTTAATAGATTACAGGGGAAAAATAACGGCTGGAGCAACATCTGAATTTGCAATTCCAATCCAAACTAATACTGCTGCAGGAAATTCTACAACTAGGTTAGATTTTGGAGATAAAGAAGGTCGGATATCCTTGGCTTATACTCCGGTTTCTGGTACAGGAGCTACTGGAAACATATTTAATATCAGGTTAAACGGAACTATAGTTGCTTCTTCAGGTGCTACAGCTACAACTACTGCTGGAACGTTAGAATTTGTAAAAACAACAGAAACCGCTATTTACGATGCTGAGATAATACATTATGGAGAAGGTGAAAATATAACTGGAGAAGGTATTAATAAAATAGCTAAAATGGATATTACTAATCCTACTCTTACTGAATTTACTTATGAAAACTCTGCTTCATCACTATTAACTACTGACGCTAACTACGTTTGTAGATCAGGGGCGTTGCCAAGTACTACTAAGTATCATAACGGTTCGAATCCATTACCTGAAGCAGGAGATATTTTATATGAAAATCCTAACGGAACAGTTAGAATAGGAGATGATGCATACCATAGATATGGAAGTAACACTTCCCCTTCAATACCAGCTGCTCCATTAAATTATTATCTAAGTGTTTTGGGGGATGGAACGGTAGATTCAACAGATTTATGTGCAACTTGTGTTGAAACAGCAGTTCCTGTAATAACTTTACCTTCAACAATAAACATTAATCAAGGAACGGTTACTTCTATAAATATTCAAACAACAAACGACCCTATATTTTATAATGTTGTAGGAACTTGCAATGAGCTTCAAGTAACAGCTGGTGCAGATGGTGCAACTATAAGCTGGTCAGATTGTCAAAGCATAGCTAGGTCTGCTTCTATTCAACCAAATGACACTATAGTTATTGAAGTGACTGGAACTACTTATTCAACTACATCTGGTACTACTACATTTATTAATTCGGGGACTAGTTCAACTCAATATTTACCCTCTGGTTTATTCTTTAATCAAGAAGAAGGGGTTATTAGTGGAACACCTACGGAAACAGGGACTTTTACATTGGTGTTTAATGCTGAAAATTGTTTTGGAACTAGTGTCAATTCGACTATAACAATTAGTGTAATTGAAGAGGGTCAAAGAACATTTGAAATGGATGGTTCTCAATTTAAAACAAGCTCTAGTAACGCATGTGGAATAGTGGCAGGACAGTTAAACTCTACCTTATTTTACCATAGTGGATCTACTGTTTATCCAAAAGTAAATGACATTGTTACTGTGCCTACCCTCGGACAAGGCGGAACTGGAGAAACAAGTGTTTTTAGAGGAGGATACGTTTGGTATAAAGCACCTTGGGATATAGTAGGAACTGGTAACGGAACAGCTTTATTAATAGACGATAGAGGTGTAATAGTAGAAATATATACATGTCCTTAAATAAATAATATGTCAGAAGTAACATTAACATATGGACCCTCAGTAAAAGGATGGACTTCTTTTCACTCTTTTATTCCTGAATGGATGGTGGGTATGAATAGTAATTTTTATACGTTTTATCAAGGAAAACCCTGGAAGCACCATAGTAACACTACTAGAAATCAATATTACGCAACTGACTCTATTGCTTCTTCTGTAGTTAAATTTGTATTTAATGACGGACCTATTGAAACTAAGATGTTTAAAACCATTGAACTAGAGGGTACTAAAAGTTGGAAAGCTGACATGGTAAGTGACCTACATTCAGCAAAAATAGAATCTCAGTACTTTGTTCCTAAAGAGGGATCGTTTTTTGCTAACGTTAGAAGAACGGTGGAATCAGGATTAAATGTAGATTTCTCTCAAATATCAACTCAAGGTTTAGGATCTAGCTCAACTGTAGCATCAATTGGCAACGTTTTAACTATTACGTTTACTTTTCAACCTACACAACAACTAAATCCTATAGTGGATATAGGGGATATTGCTTACTTTAAAGACGGATCTGGAAACTTGTTAGAAATGGGTGCAATAACTGGATTATCTAATTCTGATGTGTTTGGCTCTGGATTTATTGAAGTTACTAACCCTACTAACACTCCTGTAGCTACTAATTTTGTTTTTGCAGTAAAGAGTAGTGTAGCTGAATCTTACGGCCTTAGAGGTCATTATAACGAGGTTACTTTAACAAACTCTGATCAAACTAAAACTAATTTATTTGCGGTCAGTAGTGAAATATTCAAGAGTTATCCTTAATTTAGTATCTTTGTGGTAAAGTGAATTTTATGTCCAGAATTAAAACTTATTTCGTTTTTTTATATCACTGTTTTTTAGCTATATTAAATATATACTTATTTGATTGCATTTTCTCTCTTGGTTTTGTAGATTCTTATCTAGCAATTGCTCCATTTGTTATTCCAGCTGCAATTAGTTTGTTTAAGTTAGGAGCTAATTATTTTCAAAAACAAAAAGCGCAGGGTGCTTTTAATGATGCTACTGCTGAAGCTGTGAGACTAGGTCAAGATATTGAAAAAAGAAAGTTCATTAATAGATACGAGGCTTTACAAGCTCCCCTCACAGGTACTAAGCTTCAAATGGAACAAGTTCAAAGGTCAGCTCAGTCCACAACAGAGTCTCTTCAAGAGGGAGGGCAAAGAGCTTCGATTGGAGGTGCTGGAAGAGTACAACAAGGAGTGACAGATGCATCGGCAAAAGTAGCCGCTAGGTCAGATGACATCCAATTAAAGCTAGATGATAAGTTTATGTCTGAAGAGCAGCGAATAGGTATTATGAATGAGAAAAAAGATTTACAGCTGCAATACCAAAGATTAGCTGGAGCTCAAGGAGCTGCTACTGCTGCTGGAAACCAAATAGCAGAGAATAACGCAGCGATGATAGGTGCTGTAGGAGGACTTATTTCTGCAGGAATTCAAGGTGCAGGATTATACAGTGATACAAAGAAATTAGCTGACTCAGCAGGGTTGTCTGTAAAAGATTATAAAAATCAATTATTATTGAATCCTCCTCCAGCAGAAACAACAACAACAACAACAAAAGCAGATGGAAGTACTGAGACAATTAAAAAAGTATCAAGTAAAACTGATAGAGAAAAAGCTCAAGAACAATCTGATTTGCTCCTTAAGCAACAACAATCAACTATCTCAAACAATACGGAACCGTATGGCATAGATCCAGGAGACCCTAGGTATGTGCCACAATACGATCCTAATAACTCTCTTTTTATACCGGTAGAATTTAGAGTTTTTGGAGTGGGTGGCGTGCCTATAGACCAAAGAACTTTACCTCAATACCAATAACTTTATGAGTAGTAAAATTATAGAATATGCAGGTTATGTAGCTCCCCAAGTAACGGATTGGGATACTGTCTTAGGAGAAGTGGAAACTGAGCTTGTTGGTCAGGTAAATAAAAGAGTAAAGCAGAGAGAAACAGATTTAAACATTCAGCAAGAAACAGAAGCTGCTATTAATGACTTTACAACAGGAGTAAGTCAAGATTTCTCAGATTATGTATCAAGAGGTGTAGAGGCTAATAGGAATCTTATGATGACCTATACCAATCAACTACGTAGTAATAAAATAAATTCCACACAGTATAAAATGCTGATGAATAGGGTTACTAACGATTGGAAACAATTTGGAGAGTTTTCTAATGACTTTGAGACAAGGTTAGCGGAAATGGAAACCAGAAACAAAGAAGGCAAGTCATCTGTTATTGAATTATGGAATGGTGAACGAATCGCAAGTGCTGCAGATTTTAAAAACAAACAACTAATTCCTAATGCTAGTAGTGGTGGTTTATACTCTGTTAGTTTTGATAAAGAGGGTAATCCTATTAAAAGGGATATAATCCACATGAATCAGCTTAATAACTTCAGAGCTCAATTAGTTGATAGACAAGATTTGCAAGCAACGATTAAAAGCATTACTGATAAGGCTGGAGATTTTAAAAGTGTTATAGGAGATGAACCAATAGAGTCTGTAAAAGGAATATCAAAAAGATTAGCGGAAAGAGACCCTAAACTACTTCAAGATTATAACAATTTGATAGATGGCATATACAACACAGTTTTAACTGGACCACCTAATCAAGTAGCTAGTAATTTAGCAGATAACATATTAAATAATAAAAACCAAAAGTACTTTACTTATCAAGAGGGAGATTTAGATAAAGGAGGTAGATTTGAGGGAAGAGATGCTGAAGATGGTGTTTTAATGGTTCAAGAAAGTGATGGAAACTGGGGAGCTCAACTAACAGATGGTCAAAAACAAAGGCTAAGAGAGAAGTCTAAAGCAATAGCTGATACTCAGTTAGGTTTTGAAGAAGTTTATTTAAAAGAAAATTTAGAACAAGAAAAACTAGATGAACAGCAAAGAGCTTCAAAAGCAAAACTAGATGAACAAATAGCTGCAAGAAAAGCAAAAGAAAAAAGATTAGCTGCTGGTGATGGTGATGACCCTAAAGAACCTGAGTACAAGCCTTATACTCAGTTATTAGAATCGTTTGAATCTAAAGATGCTTCTCGTGTTAAATCTAACCCTAAAGTATTGGACGCTGTTTATAGTAAAAACGGGACCGAATTAATAGTTTATCTAAAAGGAACAGATAAAAATCCAGATGGTGGCAGTGAAACTTATTTAACCACCGACAAAGAAGGTCAGAAAGCAATTGCTAGATTAATGAACCCTGATTTAGATCAAGCAGAAATTGATGAGTTATTTGATAAAGATTATAATAGTTACGTAGATGACGAAGGTAATATACTAAAGCAAGAAGACAGGCAGCAAGTAGCAAGAGACGAGGTAATTGTTATAGATGAAGCAGACTTTACGCAGAAAATAAAAGTTGGAGATAAACCAATAACTTACAGTTTTGATAACTTCATAGATAATGATTGGTCAGAAAACGCGCCAAAGAAAGTTCAGTACGTTAAAGACCTTGCTTTAAACACTGGCATTTTAGACTTGAAAGACTTTGACAATTTAGATATAGAAGTAGTTGATAAAGGTACAGGCTCTTTAGGTGGTGATGATTTTATGAAAATTACTTATACTATGCCTGATGGTAGAGTAATAGAATCTGACACATTAGACAATGACCCATTTCCCGGAAAAGGAAAAAGTACTAAAGAAAATAAAGATATATTTGAAAACTTCCTACAAGAGTTAAGAAAAGAACTTTATTTTAAAGGAGAAGAAGCTCCAAAAGATAAAAAACCAGCACCCAAAGAAGAAGGAACTTCAGCTGTTGATATGGGATAAACATAAAGTATGAACGAAGAAATTCTTAATAATATATGGTCTCATCTAACAGAAAAAGGCTTAACTCAGAGTGACTTTGATACTTGGAAAACAAACGTGTCTGGATCTAGTGATGTTCAAGCCAATATCCACAGTTATTTAATAGACAGTGAATTAACATCTAGTGACTTTGATACTTGGGCTAACAACGCAGGTTTAAAAAAAAAAGAAGAAACGGAATTGGTTTCAGATTCTCAAGAGGAAATTACGGAATCTACTACCGAGGTCGGAAACGAGAGTACTTCGCAGGCATCAGTTTTAGAAGAAGAAGTTAAAACTCCTAGTGAAACAGAAGTTGTTGTAGAAGAGCAAATACCAGGGATATCAGGAACATCCACACCAGGTATAATAAAAGACCCAAGTATGCGCCCTGCATCAGAAGTAGAGCAAGAGGTATTTACTGAATCCATAAGTGAGATAAATAAAGACTCCGATTTAAAAAACATTCAAGAGACTACAATGAGGAAGGTAGTAGGAACAGACCCTCAAGGAGAAGTGATGAGTGTGAACAAGCCTGGGATAAGTAATACTGAGGCTCTTTCTATTCAAGAGAATAAAGTCACAGACTTTGCTAATCTATATATTAAAGCAGATGAAGATAGGTTTATAGATGGAGAAAAAGTAGAGGATAATATTAACACTTCAAATCTTTATAAGAATAAAAGAAAGCTAGAGGCAGACATAAAAAATATTGACATGGAGATGAGAAGTCTTCTGCAGTTTAGCACAGGAGAAAAAATAATCCCTGTAAAAGTAGAGGAGCTCAGAGGAGAGGATAAAACCAATTACCAGAATTTCAAGCTGCAGAAAGAGTCTAAGCAAAAGGAATTAGATAAAGTAACTAAAGAATGGTCTAAGACATCGAATCCTTTATTAGAATCTAATGACAAGTCTCAAAAAATCTACGACCCATTTACCGGAAAATTTGTACTTAAGATAAACGCACCTGCACCTGTTATTCAATATACAGACAATGTTGATGCTGAGGCTAAGAAAATGTCTGAGACTACAGGAGAAGAAGAGTTATTAAAGATAAGAACCGATTTGTATTATGACGTTTTAAACTTAAGTAAGCAAGTAAAAAGAAACAAGGAAGACGTACTAGAAGAAAGAACTTTTTTAGGAAGCATAGTCGATGAAGGTACAGGTTTAGTTAATAAAGCAGCGAACTTTATTGGCGCAGAGTTTGATAATCCAAGAGATAAAAATATTGAACTTCAGTTAGAGAACTTTCCTAATGAAAAAGATAATGGGTTTAAAGGAATAATACCTCAAATAATGAGTGAGCATCCTCTTGCTAAACAGCTTAATGAAAAGCTAAGGCAATTTGACGCAGTTAACAGAGCCGTAGAATTAAATAAATTTCCCCCAGCAGAAGAGAATAAATCTTTAATAGATTTATCTGGTTTAGAATCAGGTTTTATATCTACTGTTTTTGGTGACGAATATAGTAAAAACCCTGACATCTCTTTTGGTTCTGGAAGCAATGAATTTAAAGTTAAAGTTACTCAAGCTCAACCATTAGCAAATGTATTAAAAGAAAAAGGTTTTAGTGGAGAAGCAATAGACGAATTACAAAAATCATCTGAATTAACCTTTGGTGAAAAAACACAAGAACTTACGGGTAATATTGGCGGAATGGTTTTAGAGCTGTACGGAACTGGTGGAGCAGTACTAAAGTCTACTAAAATACCTCAAGTACTAGAAGCTGCTACGGTATTTGCTACAAAAAAATATGGCACCTGGGCAGGTTTAGGTATGAAAATTTTAGCAGGCGGAGCGACTGAAGGAACTAAGTTTGGATTAACCGGAGTTATGCTTGATAAGCAAGAGGAATATGATCCTTTGTTAGGTGCTACTTTTGGAGTTCTTATTCCAGTAGCAGAAGCTGGAAGCACCTTGTTAGGTAAGTTGCCTGCTGCTAAAGTAATAGACGATGTCTTAAGTGCTTCAATTCCTGGGTACAATACTGGTAAGTTTGTAGTTGGTAAGGGAGCAGAAGCTGGTGTAACAACTACTGTAATATATGCAGCTGAGCTTTTTGATAAATCAATTATTAAAGGTAAAGAAGCTGGTATAGCTTGGGATGAAGTAGTATATGGTAAGACGCCTGAAAATCCCGAAGGAGAAGATCCAATAGAAAAGGGGTTTAAACTATGGTCAGTTATGCTTGCTGCAAATATTGCTCAAAAGAGTACTTATAAAAAATTTCACGATGCTTTAGGTAAAGATATTTTAGAGGCTAGAGGAAGAAAGATAGATTGGAAATGGGTTAAGTCACAAGCGCCTAAGCCTCCTGAAGGAGAAGCATACACTGAAAACATGTTAATTGAAAGTGGTATAGAGGCAGTTAACAAAAACGGTACAGCTGCTGACAAGAATAAGTTAGTTGACATAATACAAGATGTAAGCTACAACGAAAATTTAAATGCTGCTAAAGAACAAATTCAAGATGTAACTAATCAAAGAGATAGGCAAGAGAAACAAAACAGTGGTCTTAAAAAAATAACAAAAGACGTTGTAAAAGGAGAGGTAGAACCAACTGAAGTCAATTTAGATGCAGGAGAAATAAATAGTTTTATTAGCTCTACTCCAGCAGAACTAAAGAACATAAGCAACTCGGTAAAGTCTCAAGTAAAGAATAATAACATAACTGCTGCTGAAGGTCAAGATGTAATTAATAAAGTTTCGGAAGTATTAAAGAACAGTTCTGAAATAGGAGTTCAAAATAGTAAGACTAAGTCTGTCGTAATAGAAAAGATAAATGAGCTAGAAGGAATAAAGGCAGAAGCAGAAGAATTAGATAAACTAAAATTTAGGGATGAGGCAACTCAGAAAGAACTGAATAGTTTAAATGAAAGGTCTAATGAAATAGAATCAGAACTTAAAACAATATCAGAGACTCCAGAGACAACTTCAGAGTTACTAACTGACTTAGCTACTAACAAAAATAGAAGAGAGAAAACATTAAGAAACATCAAGTGGCAAGAAGATAATGTAGAATTGGTTAGCAAAATTGAAGCAAAGAGAAGAGAAGGATTAAACACTAATCAAGCTTTAAAAGAATTATCTAAAGAATACGAAACTAAAGAAGTAGATGAGGTTGAAACAATTAAAGACTCTCAGATACCTTTAAGTAAAGATATTTACACCATTAGAACAGAGCCAGGTGAAGGTGTTAGAACTGTGGAAGTAACTGTTAAAAAGGATGGGAGCAGGACAGTAGAACAAAAAGTAGATGGTGTAACAACAGTAGGTAGCCAAAACATACCATCAACAAATACCGTTTCTAATATGGATTTTGTCAGCCTTTCTTTTGGAGAGGTAGTCGGAACTCCAGAGACATTACCAATGGAAAAAGTTATGAATCCTAAGATGAAGGATAAATTAACTAAGAAACAAAAACAAGATTTAGGAATAAGCAAAGAAGTGAGTTTAGAAGCTGCTCCAGAACCGGTAGAACTCGAAGTCCTTGAAACAGATTTAACTATATACAAGGGGACTGGTGGTAAGAGAAATGCAGATGGAACTATAAAAACCAGACATCCAGATGTTGAAGGTAAATTCTACTCTGAAGATATATCCACCGCTGAAAAATACAAAGGAGAGAAAGAAGTTATAAGTGACATAATACCTAAAGGAGCAACTATAGAAACTGTTGAGATTGACGGTTCTAAATTTTCCCCAGGTAAAGCTTATGATCAAGCAGAAACTGATGCTATAAATGCCTCAAAAGCAGACGTAGTTAAGTTAATTACTAATGATCAAAACGGAGGAAGACAAACTCAGATAATAATTAAAACTAAAAAAGATGCCGTTCAAAAGCCTGAAGTAGAGGTAGCTGATGTTTTTGAAGATACTTTTGATGTGCAAGATGCTACTGCTGAAAGAACAGTTGGTAATAAAAAAATATGGGGTGAATCTCAAGTAATTAGAGAAAGAATTGAAAATGCTGGAGATATCCTTAGAGAGCTATCTTCTAGAGGAGACAGGCCTGATGTAAAGTATTTACAAGAAAAAGTAGACAAACTAAAAAATTGGATTGAAAGAAATAACGATATTGAAGAAAATCAGATTTCTAATGACATAAAAAGCATTGAAGATTTTGAAAATAGTTCTCTTAAATTTACTAATGTGGTAGATGGGTTTGAGTATTTAAACAAATTCAACATTGATGCATTAAATAAAATTAAGAAAGAATATGATGCCATACCTGTTTCATCATTAGAGCAAAAACTATCATTAGATTTAATAAAAGACTTGCTAAATAATAACATAGAAGGTTTGAGTAATAAGCTTGATTCTATGCAAGAAATTATAAATAAAACTAAGCAAGAGGGTAAACTATTACAAACTAAAATAAAGAAAGATGCCGTTCAAAAGCAAAGCACAAAGGAAGTGGATGTACGCCAACAAGCCAAAGATGGCGGAGCAGTGGCAAAAGGAGACAAAGTCGAAGTCGCTTCCGAAGAAGTTAAAGAAGAAGCGAAAGAAAAAATAGTAGAGACACTTGAGAAAGACTTAGCTAGAGAAGAAGCTAGTGAGTTTAAAAGTGAAGAGGTTGTTAAAGATTTAAAAGAAAAAATATCAGGTTACAAAACACAAGCTCCTAAAGAAATAAAACCTACTCAAAAACCTAAAGCTAAGTCTAAAGCAAAACCAAAAACAGAGTTGCAAGAATTGGCTCAACAACTAAAAAGAGATTCTAAAGTAAGTGAAAGAGCACTAGACTTAAATAAAGAAACTATTACTAAGATTGATGAGATACTAAAAGACTTAGAAAAAGAATACAAAGAGTTAGGATTACCTAAACAAAAGTATACACCAGCTCAAGTAAGAAGAATAATAAAAAGCTCTGTTGATACTAAACTTACTCAGGATAAAATAGATGAGATAATACAAGGGGTTAATCAAATACTGGATCCTATAATTAGAAAAGATAATATTAGATACTTAAAAAATACTCTATATTCTCCAAAGAAATTACCTAAAATAAGTGTTGAATCCAGAAAGAAGTTAAAAGAAATAAGAGACGATTTAAAAATAGGAGACTTAAAGAACAAAACTACTGAAGAGCTTAAAGCACTTAGCGAAGTAGTAACAGAAATAGTTACAGAAGGTAAAGCAAGTCAAGATGCACTTCAACGTTTACAAAATATAACTAGATATAAGAAGCAAGCAGATGTTTCTAAAGAACTTTATAAAAAAGAAGACTTCAAAGAAATAGATACAATAGAAGAATTAGATAAGTTTTTTAATGATAATCCTAATGGATTTGTACTACTTAATGATACTTATGAGGTCACTCCAGGGAATTACAAAAGCTTCTTGAAGGACAACCCATTCTTACCTATCGAAAATACTAAAGCTTATACCTCTATTGATTTGAAACAAGTTCAAAGAGATTATGTAAGAAGTCCTATTCGTGTATTAAGAGGTAAAATAAATCCAGCTAATCAAATAGCAACGATAGAAAACTTAATGAAACCTTTATGGCGTGGTGCTCCTGAAATTAGAAAAATATTAGAGCCGGTTGTAAAACAAATTAAAAATGCTTATACCAATAATCAAGTAGCTAGAAGAAAGTATACGAACATGTATAACAACTACTTGGCTGATGTATTTGGCAGTAAGAAAAAAGGAGTTAAAGAACTTTCAAAAACTGTAGACGGATTACTTAATCCTACCTCAGTTGTAGTAAGTAAAAGGGGAACTACAATAAACAATGGTCAGGTAGGCAGGTATGTAGCTATCCAGAACCTTTACAAGAAAAGAGCTACTCAAATGAGGGAGGATGCTCAAGAATTAAAGGGTACAGCTAAAGATAATTTACTAAATAAAGCAGATAAGTTTGATAAAATACTAGAGAGATCAGGTGTTAATGAAAAAGAGTTTGATAAGTATATAGAAGCTAATCCTAAGATAAAAGAGTTTGGAGATAATCTTTATAAAGTTTTTGAAGAAATGGCCCCTGACTTCGCACCTACTTATGAAAAAGCTACCAACATGGTGTTTGAAGAAGAGTTATATGTACCTGATAATAAAGCAGGGAAAGTAGATGAAACTGGTATAGTTGGTGCTACAGAAAGATTAAAAACTTTAGACGAAGGTGGTGACTTTATAACAAGAAGTGCTCTTTCAAACAGGATGAAAGAAAGAACTGACAACGCTGATCCAATTGATTTGTATTTAGATGCTACTAATATGTTTATCTCTTATGTCAGAAGTATGAGTCACGCAAAGGAAATGATGCCGATTGCTGAAAGTATTAATGAGGTATTTAATAAACCAAACATAGGAGCTATATACCAAAAATTAGGGAAGGCTAAGTTTGAATCTTTAATGGAAGCTTTAGATAGCCAAATTAATTTAAACGCAGATCCTGTCAAGTCTTTAGAAAAAGTTATTCTGGAATTAAATAGATTTGGAATAGTAACTAACCTAGCTATGTCTGTAAAGAATATTCCAAAACAGGCTGTTTCTTTTATAAACTATTCTGTAGCTGGATATAAAGATGGTATTAATCCTGTTGATTGGGCCCTTGGATTTCCAAAAATGCTATCTACAAATAATGGTAGAGAAATCGCAGTTAGAATATTACAAAGTCCTTATCTTAAAGAAAGAATTAAAAAAACTCAAGTAGATCCTTTATTAAGTAAAGCTATTGATGGGCTAGATAAAAATTCTACATACAATACAATTACAAATACCTTACAAAAGATAGCTATGTCTCCAATAATGATGGGTGATGCTATTGGTGTAGTTAGTGGAGGTGTTCCTTTTGCTGTAGCTGTTCATAAGCAGAAAATGAGAGAAGGAATGAGTTTTGAAGATGCCTGGAACTATACTTATAAAAGGTTTGTTGAAGAATCTAATGAGTCTCAGCAGACATCAGCTGATTATGCTTTAGGAAAAGTAGCTAGAAGTAAATTAGGTAAATTATTTGTTACTTATAAAACAGCTCAGACTTCAGCTATGAATAAAGTATTAGGAGCGTATGAAGATACCAGAGATTGGAAAAACTTAAACAACAAACAAAAAAAGCAAGCAATAGCTGATGCTATATTCTTTAGTGTAATGTGGTCTGTCCCTTTCTTGGCGGTTGGTAATGGAATTGTAAACGCATTTATTAATGATGAAGGTGATGAAGTTAAAGAAAGAAAATCTGTAGAACTACTTTTAGACGCTATAAATTCCAACTTACAAGGGCTTGGGTTACCAGGATACGTTGGAAACGTAGCTTATAATATAATAACTGAAAAACCTGCTGAATGGAGTTTACCACCTATTGCTTCCTGGTTTTTAAATACAACAGAAACATTAAATACTTTAGGTAAAAAAGGTATCAATTTTGATGATTACAGTGATTCTGAAATGAAGAAAATAAAAAAAGCGTTGGGAGCAAAAAACGTTACTGATCTTTATAAAAACTTAACTGATGGTCAAAAGAGCGTTTATGACGCAATAATGAATTATCAAGAAGGAAAAGTATATCCAAATAGACTAAGAGATTATATGTTAGGTGTGGACCCTGATGAAGAAAAGATAGTGACACCAATGAGAAGAGGTTATAGAACTAG